TTCTTGTGATCCTGGTGTTGCACCTGATTGAGGTGTACCATTGTCTACTATCTGTGGAAATCCGATCTCAACCTGAAACAGGTTAGGACGGGCAAGATCACCGATTCTATTTCTAAAGTCTAGAATCGGAGCGTTTATTTGCTTACCCTCGGACTGACCAGGATAAGTCTGGCTGTCGAATGCTGACATAATTTTCTCCTATTAGAGGTTGAGCACGATGATGTTATCTTAGCCGTGCCACGAGTTTACTTAATTACGAAACTAGCTCAGAGAATGATGCTCCAGTTCTAGTTGCAGTGAAGGTCAATGTGATGAAGTTGATAGATCTTGTGGGTTTCACAAATATCTCTGCGTAGAATTCACCACGGTCAATCGATTCAGCAGGGTTGTTTGTTCCGTCGCAGACTACGAGGAAGTCAACAATACCACGTCTTGATTGGACACTGCGTAAGTATGGCTCAACAATGTTCTTGAATTGTTGGCGAGTAAACTCGTCATTCAACTCGAATAGTTGGGTCTTAGCAGCCTCACTAATTGCCTCTTCCATCACTAGGAATAAACGTCTAACGTTAATTCTATCGAAGGCAGAAACATAGGATAGTGCAGTCTTATCTCCGAAGAGGATGATGCCCTGTCCTGGGAAGGCGACTATTGGGTTTACACGAGAAGCGTAAAGTGTATCTCTGTGATCCTTAAGAGGTGAGTAAGCAAGTTTAATTGCATTTCTCAACTGTCCTCTGTTGAAACCAGCAGGAGAATACCAAGGCTCTTGTGCAAGAGTTGTGCTTAGTACCAGTCCAGCAACGTCAGCATTACATGGAATGTAACGATACTTGTCACTGTACTTATCATATATGTATTTGTAGTTATTGTCAAATACAGCATATGATGTGCTTGATAACTGATCGAAGTAGTTAACAGTCCTTGCAACTATAGTTGAAGTCTTTGCTTGACCAATTACATCACCACGATAAGGTGATACGAAAGCGATACAATCCTTACGTGCAGCAGCAATAGAAATTACATGCTGTGCCTTAGCAATAGTATCATCGATACCACTCATGGATGGTCCCATCAAGAGGTAATCAATATCTACAGTCTCAGCATCTGAGAAGAGATCGTATGCTCCAAGGATATCTGGACGTGCGATAGTATAACCATCGACTCCACCTTGTAGAGAGTAACGTAGTGTTGCTCTATTCTTTGTACCTAGAAGTGAGATCGCTAGTGGGTTAGTACCAGTTGGATCATCTAAGTTATTAAGAGAAGTTGCAGTCTTAATAAGATCAAACTCTCTGTTAACACCTGATACACCGATGACACCAGATGCACTGGTATTCTTGTCATAGATGTTAGCAGTCTCATGAGATCCCCAATATAGGTACTCAGAGTATGTCTTGATTACATCCTTATAATAGATGTTATCACCTTGAGGTGACTTAGCATCGTTTGCTTTAGAAACATTAAGGTGCTTCTCAAGAACTGCTCCTGGAACTCCAGTGATCTTTCCATCACCATCAACAATCAGGATGTGCATTAGGTCATTGTGACCGCCTCTATCTGCAACCCATGCGGAAGTTGTAGGTCTAGCAGCAACGTTGATCCACTTAGCATTTTCTCCGTATAGTCTTGACTCATAGTCAGACTCAACGTTTGAAAGTGTAACTGTAGCAGCATTTGCATCAACAACATTCTGGTTTGCTTGGAAGTTAGGTGATCCTTGATTCAATGCAACACGTAATTCTCTGTTGATTGATTCGATCTCTCCAGTGTCACCAGTAGCAGCACCAGGAGTGTTAGAGTTGTTTGCTAGCTCAGAGATAACGTCTCCAATTTCTAGGATGTCAGAAGATGTGCCATCAATAGCAATCTCAACCTTACGGTTAACTGAATCATATGCAACAACACGACCTGTAACACCACCACTAACAGCAGTGATATAGTTGTCTGTCTCAAACTTACCAACTAGGTTAGCATTATCCTTAAAGGTAACGATAACAGCGTAGTCATATACACGACCATAGATGTTAGCATTAGAGAAGGAAACCTCTGCATTGTTTGTGAATTCCCACTCAGTAGCAGTTGGTTGTGCAAGATATAATACTTGATCAGGACCAGCGTCTGTCATGATAACTCTTAATGAGTTACCGTGAGTACCAGCAGTCTTACCTGCCCACTTCCAGTTGTTAGATGCAGTCTCTACGTTTGACTCGTATGTATCAAGATTCTTGATAAGAGGAGCAGCAACACCTGTAGCAGTTGTTTCGTTGATCTCTGTCTTGTTAGATGTAACTGTCTGTAAGTTAACAGCAGTGCTGTTAGCGTGTGAAGCAGCAGTTGTACCCAACTGACCACGGACAACAGTTAGATCGTTACCAGCAATAGAAGATACCTGAAGAATCTCATCATCAATTCTGATGTATGAGTTAGTACCTGCACCAAGAGCAGCAGCAGAAGCAACCGTTAGAGTTACGTCACTGTCACTATAAGTACCACCTTCACTAATAGTAGAAGATGTACCAGCAGGCTCAATTAGAGTGATCTGTGTAGCAGCAGCGTGAGATACAGCAGAAGTTGCTAGTTGTCCACGAGTAACAGTAACGTCGTTACCAGAAACTGCGGAGATTGTTACTAATTCTGCGTCGATTAGGAGGACATCACTAACGTCAAAGTCAGTAGATGATGCAACCGTTAAAACTGTATCAGAAGCATTAAATGTAGATACTGTATACTGTGCGGTATCTATAGCATTCTTCAGCGAATCATTCATCGCACGGACAATCTTTACTGTCCCTCCATATAATAGGAATTGTGCAGTACTAAACCAATACTCAAAGTTATAGTCAGTAGGTTTGCCGAAGATTGAAAGTAATTCTTTTTCACTAGTTACACTAGTTACCTGCTCTACAGGTCCTTTTTCAAATGATCCAACGATAGCAGATATATTATCTACTGTTGCGTTAACTACGTTGGTCAGATCTCTTTCAAGTACGACAACTCCTGGTGAAAGTTGTGTGGATGCCATTTGTGATATCTCCTAGGGGATTTCTGTTGCTGAAATTATTTATTGAAAACCGTATTTTCACTGGGGAATCAAGCCGTGATCACCAATCTGGATAGTCTGCTAGGTATGGAGGTAAAGGTCTGGGTCTATTCCTCTTTCTTTTTCTATTAACTCTCCACACAGTACAAGACTTACACTCATATGCATATGCAGATGGGTTAGCACCTCTATCCTTACGTGTTAAATAAAAGTCATCTAGTAATACTTTAGTCTGTCCACAGAGTCGGCACTTCCTTTCAACAAATAGAAGGTGCTCTAACTCTAGGTCAATGCTCATGACAGATATTCCCACATATGTGAGTTATCACCATACTCATCTACATTCCATGTATCACCTTGATCATCTACAAATGATTGCTCATAGTCTACATGGTTATCAATGAATCCAAATGGTGCCATGTCCGCTTCTATTCCTTCTTTCTGCTCTTGATACATCTTCATACGTACATCATCGTCATGCAACTCTCTAAAATAGTCTGTTGTTGCTAACCATGCGAAGATAACCAGACACATAGCAAGGTCATCGTTACATCCTTCCTCTGCTTCCCATGCTGGACCTCTCTGAATGAATGTTGTTAACTCTGCCATGATGTCATAGTCTTTAAAGATGAGTTTATCATCCTCAATTAACTGTTTTAGGTTAGAGCAACCAGTTTTCTTAACTGTTGTACTCATTTTAACCCCAAGTTGTACCTTAGTGCCACTAAATCCTTGTCCTACTACCTGACCTGCTCTACCTCTCATGGCACACATGAGTAAATTCTCGTATTCTAGGTCAAATTGTATGATATCTGCTACCTGACCACCAATATCATTAACTTCTATCATTATATACGCTTGGTTATATGCAGTAGCAACCCTATGAATGATATCTGGGAATAATAATGGTTTAATTTTGTTATTTCTATACTTTGCTACCACCATATAGGGTATTTCTGTGGTATCTACCACTGTAAATGCAGAATAATCCTTAGTTAGACCCCTAGCAACGTCCACACATATATGATATGAGTGTCCTTGGATTGGATCTTCATAGACTGACAGTCCTGCTTCCTTCTTAATAGGTTCTTCGTATATTAATGTCTTTAATTTAGTACTACTGATGAGAGTATTAACAGATCCTAGGAATTCACACTCAAACTCTTGGTTAAATTGCTCCTCAGATGTGTTTCGTATCGTCTCTTCTTTCCACTTAGCATCTCCACCTGGTACCTGTTGCCAGTGTACCTCTGTTGTAGTGTATTCATTCTGTCCTTTCTCTGCGTCATGCCACAGTTTATAGAACATATTCATACCCTTGGGGGTAGATATGATTATAACCTTAGTACTCTTACCAGAAGATATAGTAGGATAGACAGAACTAAAGAACTCGTCAGCAATATGCGTCGGAATAAAGGCGAATTCGTCCAAAAATATAATGTTAAAGGACATGCCCCTAACAGCACTAGCACTAGTACTTGCAGCCAGGATTTTACTTCCATTTTCCAATTCCAAGCTTCCCCTGTTCCAGTTGACAACACCTTGTTGGAGCCATTTAGGAAGATTTTCATAAGAAAGTTGTAAGCGTCCCAACATTTCTCTTGCAGTGGCTGCTTTGTTTGCGAGGATTGCGATGTTGACATTATCATTAAAGATTGCGTACCACAGGAGATATGCAGTAACCACTGTAGACTTACCAGACTGACGTGGTAGCTTTGCTATATTGAATCTATTCTCATGGAATCGATTCACCATGTCTTCTTGGAAATCGTACAGATCAAAACCAACTATACCCTGATCGAGGTTAACGATCTTGATATAGTTACGAATAAAATAAACAGGATTTGCACTACACTTTATAAACTCCTGCACCTCTTCAGGTGTAAAGTTCGTGTTGACATTAGCCCGTTTGAGATTGGGGTTACCTAGATATATCTCCTGCTTTTCAGCCATTGGCTTCTTTGATTGCCTCTACAATAGTCCTCTTTAATTGCTTCTGTTGTTTCTTGCCGATACCAACAGATGCATCTATCTTTACTTTAACCCAATAAAGACCTATTAATACAAGCATGAATGGGATAGCATCTCCCCATGAGATTTCATTCCATGCTTCTACGACATTTAATACAGAAAACATTAGTATAATCCTGGTAGGTTAGCGGCTGTAGTGGATTGGATCCCATCTCCCACTTCAGGTAGCGGATCTCCCTCACCTGGTTCCACGTCAATGGTACCATTTGCTTCTCTAATTGCTCTTAGTGATGCGAAGTCCTTACGTTTAGTACCACCATCATATTCCCAAGCATATCCTTCTTCAATCATCTGTTCGTTGAGTGATACATCATCATCGCCAACATATAACCAACCAAGAAGCCTACCATACTTACCCATGCCACCTTTAAGTTCGGTTCTGATAGTAAGTTCATTATCTCCTTTGATTGTATCCTCTAGAGTTCCTTTCATCCAGTTAGTAGCATCTATTCCTAGTGCCTTCTCTTCTAAATCTCTAGTCCTCTTCTCTGGGGTATCGATACCAGCTATACGAACACGTTCGTGTTTGTAGATATCGAATCCGAGATCTATTACTACGTCAATGGTATCCCCATCAACTACTTTTTTAATTTCCGTTACTCGAAAGTTGTAGCAACTCTTCCGAGATGGGGGTGTCATCTTTCCCATTTTCTTCATAAGCCATCTTAAGTATATAGACAATATACCAAGTGACAATTATTAGAAGTATCACAATCATCCAAATGACAC